TTGACTGGGCGCAAAGCGGCGGCCCATCTAACTGGATTTTTGACGAAGAAAAATGCGGATTTATTCCTCCGTTGCCATACCCCGATGACGGTGCACCTTACATATGGGTGCAAGAAGCTAATAAATGGATAGAAATTAGTAATGATGTAGCTGCACACCCAATGTCTGCATCTGAAAATTTAGCAACTCGCCCACCTTATCCAAATTTTGAAAAGGGTATTGACCATCCCGACCATGACGGCATTGTGTATGAATTCGACGAGGCAACAAATTCATGGGTTCCTATGACTAATCCTGCACAAGAGTTTCCGTCAGACCATCCTCATGCACACGTGATGATATATAATGATGCTACTCGATCTTGGGAAGTTTCTGCCGAAGCGTTGGCCACCTTTCAAAGTATTTCTCCTGAATAATCAGATATACCCTACCTAACTAATGCCCTTGATAACTATTATATTATCAAGGGCATTTTTATGAGTCATAATTATCGAGGTATTATTAATGAAGATATTACTATTAGACAGCGAGATATATTACCTTACTGTTTTTGGAATAATGTTTTTAACGATGAAGAGCTAGATGCTATTATTAAACTAATGTCAGAAACTCAAACTGTTGACGCAGAAATATCAGCTAAATCCCCCGATGGAGATGCCAAAATTGGAGCCTTAGATAAAAACTCACGTACTTCGCATGTAAATTTTTACGGAGTTAATGAAAAAACACATTGGATTTTTGATAGATTAAACCAAATTATTGATCGACTTAATTTTAGATTTTATAATTTTGATCTTAACGGATATTCGTTTTTTCAATATACAGAATACTACGGACACGAATTGGGCAAATATGATTGGCATATGGATTCATATTTAGGAGGACATCCTAATGGGTTTACAGAAACTAGAAAATTGTCAATAACATTATTATTAAACGAGCCGGGTGTGGACTTTGAAGGAGGTAATTTTGAAATTAATAAAGGATCTCCTACAGAAGTTGATACTGTAGATTTAAAAAAAGGAATGTTAATAGCATTTCCTTCCTTCTTAATTCATAGGGTAGCCCCAGTTACAAAGGGAACTAGAAAATCAATTGTTATTTGGGTACAGGGCCCTAAGTTTAGATAATTACCAAGAGTGATAATTAAAATTAATAACAACTCTAATTTTTTGATTAGTACAACTAGTACCGGCATGCATCATAGTTGAATTAAATGACACAAATCTATTTGCAACAGATTCAACTTTAGTACCGTCCTCAAATACGGTATAACCGTCATTAGTATTCATGTATAATAATGCAGTGGTACACTTATAATTTTCAACATCTGTATGTGCTCTATGAAGATATAAATTATCAGTTCTGGGATTAAGATTTGCTTTGATCCTTAATACTGCCGCAGGCGAAATTTTTGCTAAAATTGGATCTAAAATATGCAGTAAATCACTATGGGGTTTATGATCTTTATAAAATGTATGAACAAATTGAAAATCATATAAACTAGTATCACTAACGTTGGTTAATAGTGCATCATTATATACCCAAGGAAACCAAGGACCCATCATATGATCTTGAAGTGTTTTAAAAGATTTATCATCTAAGAAATTATCAATAATAGTTATTGCCATGGAACTATTTATAACCAAATTATCTATTGAAATTTTTTTTACTAGTATACTAACGTGTAAATAACATGCTATATAGGATGAATATGAATAATGTAAAAAAAGTGTTAATAGTCGGTGGAGGCACTGCGGGACTAATATCAGCACTTATTTTGAAGAAAAAACTGAATATCCAAGTTGATTTAGTGTATTCAAAAAATATTGGGATAGTAGGCGTCGGAGAAGGTAGTACTGAACACTGGCGAGAATTTATGCAATTTGTAGGCATTGACCCGTATACTCTGATTAAGGAATGTGATGCAACTTATAAATCTGGAATAATGTTTAAAAATTGGGGAGTTCGAGATTACCTTCATTCAGTAGTTTCTCCGTTTGACTCAAAGTTTTCTCAGTACTTGTTTGTATATGCAAAGCAAATAGCAGAAAACTCAACATACGTTAATCCTAAAAGCAATTGGGAAAGTATGATTAACAGCTGGCATGTTAGTAGACCTGAGTCTCCTCCAGTTAATCAGTATCATTTTAATACTCATAAGCTAAATGAATTTTTAACAAAAATAGCAACATCTATGGGGATAGGTATAATTGAAGATGATATTAGTGACGTTATCTTAGATACGTCTGGCGCAATAAAAAATTTAACCAGTAATAGCAGGATATACGAATACGATTTTTATATAGATAGTACTGGATTTAAACGTATATTAATGAATAAGTTAGGAGCAAAATGGCAGTCTTATAGTAAGTATTTAAAGATGAAGTCTGCTATAACATTCCAAACAGCCGAAGAAGAAAACTATAATTATTGGACATTGGCACAAGCAATGGATTACGGATGGATGTTTAAAATTCCTGTACAAGGAAGAAACGGTAATGGTTATATTTTTGATAGCGACTATATTACTGCCGAGCAGGCCAAATTAGAAGTTGAAAGATTATTAGGCCATGAAATAGAAATAGGTAAACAGTTTAATTTTGATCCAGGTGCATTAGAACAACCGTGGATCAAAAACTGCTGTGCCATCGGATTAAGCGCAAGTTTTATCGAGCCGCTAGAAGCAAGCAGTATAGGAACAAGTATACAACAGTCGTTTTTATTAATGCAAAAGTTAATTAATTATAACGACAATTCTATAGAAGATTACAATAAATCAGTTAATAGTATAATGGAAAATATTCGAGACTTTATAATTCTTCATTACATTACTAATAAAACTAATACAGAATTTTGGAGAGATGTTAATGCACTTGAATTGCCTGATAGTCTAACATCTAAATTAAAAAGATGGCGGCATCGGTTGCCGGTATCAGAAGATTTTAATAATATGTCTGATTATATATTGTTTACCCCAGCCAATTTTATTGTAATCATGGAAGGATTAGAGTTGTTTGATAGAAATTCTATTAGGACAGAATACAATATATTATATCCAGAAATAAAAGAAACTGCAAATACTATTATTAATCAACAACTAGCTGCTGAAAAAAATATAAAATTTATAACACATAAAGAAATGATATCAATCATAAGGAACTATTTATAATGGAAAAACCTACAATATTTGACAAGTTGTTCCCTACGCCAGTTATGTTTGGGCATTTGGAGAAAGGATTTACCAACACCGAACTCGAGTTTATTAATAACTTAGAAATGAGAGAAAATTATAATAATAGCGTTAGCACAAATACATATGTCCTTAACAGCCCTGAACTATTAGAGATTCGATTGTTTATAGAAGAAAAAATAAATTTTTATTTTCAAGAAATCTATAAACCTACTAAAGAACTAAACATCTATATAACACAATCTTGGGTTAATTTAACGTTGCCGGGGCAAAATCATCATTCTCATAATCATCCAAACAGTTTTATTAGCGGAGTATTATACATATCTGCTTCAAACAAAATTGATGCATTACAATTTCATAATCAGCGCACTATGCCTCAGCTACATATTCGCCCAACCATAGACCACGAATTTAATTGTCAAACATGGAGTTATGCAGTAGAAACGGGAGATATAGTGTTGTTTCCATCCCAACTAGTTCATAATGTAGATCAAATAACAGAGCACGTAGATAGGACCAAACGGATAAGTTTATCCTTTAATACATTTTTAAAAGGAAGACTCGGCGATGGTTATAATTTAGGAGAAGTTATATTATGATACCAGAAAAGATTCAAGACTATGTAAAAATTTATAATAATTATTTCTCTCAAGATTTTTGTAAATCAGTTATATCATCTTTAGAAAAAGCAGAATGGCAAAAGCATTATTACTATACGTCTGCCGGAACAAGTTTAACGTATGACGATGATTTACATATGTCATACGAGCCTATTCCCGAGTATGATGATTTACATAAAGCAACTTGGAATGCACTTAATCAATACGTAAAAACAGATCTTAAAGGATTTGCTTGGTTTAACACATGGCACAATTTTTCTAAGATACGATTTAATAAGTACACTGGCGGCACCAATATGAAACCGCACTGCGATCATATCCATTCATTATTTGACGGCAAGGAAAAGGGGGTTCCTATCCTTTCAGTAGTAGCATCATTAAATGATGATTATGAAGGCGGCGAATTTATCATGTGGGAAGATCAAAAAATCAATCTTCCGGGTGGTTCAATAATGATATTCCCTAGCAACTTCATGTACCCACACGCCGTTAGCACTGTGACTTCAGGAACTCGATACAGCTTTGTATCTTGGGTTTGGTAAATTAGTTTTTAATGTAGATTAATTTACCAATGTCTGGTAAGTACAAATATTCAATTTTAGATTTTCTTAAAGATTCAATTGCATCGTATATAGTATGAACAATGGGATCCCCAGCAAGGTTAAATGACGTATTGAATAATAACGGAATTTCAGTTCTATTATAAAATTCTTTTATTAAATTATAGTAATGGAAGTTTTGTTCTTCTGATACTGTTTGAACTCGACAGGTATTATCGACATGGATAACTGAAGGAATTTTGTCAGCAACGCCGTCTCTTGCCTCTAATGCATACATCATGTAAGGAGACTCGTCCAGCCCTAACATATCAAACCATTCATTTGCATGTTCAACCATCACAGATCCTGCAAATGGTCTAAAATGTTCTCGCCCTTTAACCTTGTTAACAATATCCTTACCATTGGTGTTCCTTGGATCAAATAAGATAGTTCTATTGCCTAATGCCCTAGGCCCAGCTTCGGCTTTTCCTTGGAAAAGTGCAACTATATTCTGATTACAGATTAAATCTATAATATCTGAATATGATACATTATCCTTAACTACTTCGTTTTCTTGCAATTCAAAATCGTATATAGGGTCATTACCACACAAGAAAATATTAGGGAATGTTTTAACATCTCTAAACACAGTCTTTCCTCTTATATAGTATTGACATAACCCTATGATATTTCCTTCATCACCACATAATGGGTCAGCATATAAATTTACATCTGCCGGTAAGTGTTTTTTAAAATAAGAATTTGCAACAACGTTTAATGCAGTACCACCAGTTAGTATTAAATTTTTAGATGTTGATTTCTCTAACCATTTGTTAATTAATGCAAGTCCTGACTCTTCAAACGCTTTTTGAACTTTATACGTAAAATTAATCATATGTTCTTGACTATCTAAATGAGGATACTTCATAGTATTTAGATCATATCGTCGGCCAAATGCATCAATCGTAAACACTTCTAACATTTGAAATTTATAATCTTCTTTAAATAGAGTAGGTAAAATTCTTGGATCAACTTCACGACCATACGACTGCAGGCCCATCATTTTTCCACCTTCGTCATTAAACCCAACAGCCCTACTAACGGCCTCGTACATAAATCCTCTATCAAAGTCATTTCTAATATCTATTTCTGAATCTGCCATTAGCCATTTTGGTGGTTTATGCGGCTGGAGTATTCCAAAATTTTCTGTCCAAATTGGTGTTAGTGTAGACGGATGTTGACATTTAGTGTAAAATCTTTTATACATTAAGTATGCATTATCTGGGACTGTCATTTTAAAAATAGATGTTGTTTCGTTTGCCTGTCGTCCATTATCTAAAACATAATTACTCCCCTTTCCATCACTAACAATAATCAAGGCTTCTTTAAATCCGGAATTATAAAATGCAGTAGCAGCATGGCATAGATGGTGGTGGTTATGATATTCTTCGTATGTATATTTTTTACTAAACGTAAACCCCAATTTTCTAAGTAAAGATTGGATAGACATTCTATCTGAATGAGAAACATTATATCCTGAAATTAATAATACATCTATTTCAGATGCAATTTCTTTAATTTCTTTTAAACAAAAAATAGGAACCCCGCCATCTTTTTTAAATCTAGATAGGCGTTCTTCTTGATTATAATAAACTAATTCTCTACCGTTAAATAAACATGCTGACGAATGATGATCTTTTTGATTACCCAAAATATTCATTTGTTATCCTCTCTTTGAAAAATCAATAGTTTTTAATATAGTTAACACCTCTCGATGACTCGGCGCATCTCGGACATGGGCGTCAACATAACTGCCGTGGGCATCAATATCTGGTTGTATATTTTCATAATTAGTTATATTTGGTTTCTTTTCAAAAATTCCTAATCCGTATCCAACTTGTAAATAACTCGACATTGGAAAACGCCCAGTTTCCAGAGATCCCCTAAACATAAATTGTCTCATATTATTTTTCTTAATACAGTTTAATAGAGGAATAAATTCAACAGGTGGCTGAGTTTTTGTTTTAAATTCTTGCCAAAATTTACTATCTTGACGTTTTGTTAAATAATGAAAATATACAAAATTTAATTTTTCATCAACCTCTTTCCCTACAATCTCATTATACAAAGCAATATCGTCACTATCTAAAAGTTCAATAGTATCAAGAAAATGTCTAAGCATTTCTAATTGTGTCACAGTAAGCCATAACGAAGTTGACTCAAGAGGTTCTATAAAATTCGCACTTAATCCAATGGCACAACAATTTTTAATCCATACATCTTTAAATCTACCAGGCTCAAATGAGATAACTTTATTAACAGTTAGTTTTTGTTGATAGAACTCTTCTGCTTCTGCCAGTGCTTCGTCTTCTGTTATATAATCACTATCAAAAATATAACCTGATCCAATCCTGTGATCTAACGGAATTTGCCACATCCACCCGTATTTCATAGCAATAGCTTTAGTATAAGGTTTAATATTGTCTTCACTATCTAACCAAAACGGTATTGCTTTCTTCATTGGAAGATGTTTGGCAAATGAAATCCATTCACTATTATATACTTTGTCAATAAGTAATCTAGAAAATCCAGAACAATCAAATATAAAATCACATGCAACACTAATGTCGTTTGTAAGAACTACTTCATTAATATTTCCGTTATCTGCAAATTTTGCATCTACAAATTCTTCTTCAATAACATTGATGCCTCTTGATCTTCCAGTATTTTCTAAATAATCTGCAAATTTATGAGCATCAAAATGCATTGCCCATGCAGTTTTATTCAAATCAACCTTATTATTGTAAGATAATTTTGTTTGATATATGAAATCTTCAAATTTTGAATTTTCATCAATTAATAATTTTTTTAAAATATCGTTAGCACCGCCATTAAACACCCCAGGAATATCCGAATCTATTAATTTGTCGTCAAACCCGTGAAAATAATTTTTGCCATCGCCATTCCAATTTTCAAAACTGATACCAGCTTTAAAACTACCGCTTGATTTCTTAATAACATCAAACGGGTCAATATCTATAGACTTTAAGAAATGTACTATGTGCGGAGTAGTAGCCTCTCCTACTCCTATAATACCAATATTCTTGCTTTGTATTAATGTTATATCTCTCTTTGGAAATATTTGTTTTAATACTAACGCAGTCATCCATCCGGCAGTACCGCCACCTAATATTACAATTTTATTTTTTTTCATATTTTTATTTTATTACCGAGCATTAAACGCTATTGAAATCCGATCGTCATCACTATTACTTGGCTCAACATAGTGTGATAACCAAGATGGAAACAGAATTAATAACCCGGCCTCAGGAGTAAGGTGCCATGTAGACGCATTTATAGAGTTTGTATTTTTTAAAGTAGACTCATTAATATGATACGATTGTGCAACTGCAGGGTGATTAAACACTATATTGCCCGAATCTTTAGGAACTGACACATAATATACACCTGACACTGTTGAGTCAGGATGAACGTGCGGACGATTGAAACTTGATTTATTATTAATGTTTATCCATAAATTACCAAGTTGCATTTTATATTCGTCTTTAAGTCCAAATTCAGTATGCACAAGTTTTAAATTTTCAATTATCATATCAACTAATTTGCCAATTTCTAAATTTGGCTTAGATAACTCATCACTTTGCCACCCTCTAACATTACTTTTTACAACACCATCAGACGATGTTTGTAGGTAGTACGCATACTTTTTTAACTCGTCGTTATCAATACACGATAACTTTTCGGTTGTAAGGAACGATTTAAAAATATAAGTTATATCCATAGTGAGATATTTACCAGTATTAAAATTCCTTGCTGATAAAATAGATATATAATGCATCAAAGGATTTAATATGAATATTGTAGTTGTAGGCGGCGGAACAGCAGGCTGGCTTGCTGCCTTGTTTATTAGCAAATCACACCCACATCATAATGTGACTATAGTGGCATCAAAAGATATAGGAGTCATTGGAGCTGGCGAAGCAGTGACTGGAGCTCTAACAGATGTTATTGCAGGCCACTATGGAGATTTTGGAATTGATCCTGCTGAATTTTGTAGAGAGACTTCGGCTATGCCTAAATACGGCATACTTCATAAAGATTGGACTAGTAAAAAAGGCCATGACTATTTTGGTCCAATTGACGGAACTTTAACTGCACTACAGACGACGGATTCAATGATAGCATATCTTGCTTCTCAGCATCCTAATAAAGTACATATGGGAGCGTTCTTTGGCCAAATGTACGATAATAATATTTCACCTATAAGTAGAATTACAAATAACATTGAAGTTAGTACACACGCATTTCATTTTGATGCTAAACTAGTAGCACAGTATCTTGAAAAACATTGTCTAAAATCTGCTAATTGTTCACTAATTGATGCAAAGATTGTAGATGTAAATCTAGATGAACAAGGATTTGTTAAATCGTTATTATTAGAAAATCAAACAACCGTTGTTGGTGATTTCTTTATAGATGCATCTGGATTCAAACGTATCTTAATGAAAAAACTTGAAACTAAATGGATTGATTATAAGAAACATTTACCTGTTAATGCTGCATTGCCATTTTTCTTAGACTACGATGAAGGAGAAGAACCCAAGTGTTATAGTACTGCATGGGCACAATCATCAGGCTGGTACTGGGAAGCTAATATACAAAATCGAAAAGGTTGTGGATATACGTTCTGCGATGATTTTATCACAGCAGATCAAGCACAAGCAGAAATTGAAACAACGCTAGGTAGAAAAATAACACCTATTAATTATTTTAAATTTGAGACTGGTCGGTTAGAAAATACTTGGGTAAAAAATTGTCTAGCTATTGGATTAGCCGGAGCCTTTGCAGAACCACTAGAAGCTACATCTATTCATTCTACAATTGTGCAGATAAGCCATTTATGTTTTGAATTTTTAAAACCAACAAAAGAAGATACACTAAATCCTGCATCTATTTTGTTTTATAACAAACGTGTTAATACAATGTTTGATGACTTTAAAGATTTTTTAGTTGCGCATTATTTAGGTGGCAGGACAGACAGCGAATTTTGGCGTTATATAACTGCTGGTAATACGTTAACAGATTTTACTCGAGATTTAAGAGAAACTTGCAAAAGTCGTCTGCCTAGTAAGTATGACTTCTCTGCGTATCATGGAGCAGCCCCGTGGGCAATATGGAGTTTTATATTAGTAGGAACAGGACAAATAAGTCCTGAAGTAGCATACAAACATTTAACTAAAGATGTTGTACAAGAAGCAGTTAACGAATTAAATAAATTAACTATGGCTACGGAAAAATTAAGATTAACTCATTATAATTTTAATGAGTACAGAAGCATAGTAAACAATAACAATGTTAAGTTTATTCCGCGTCGTGGAGTTGAGTGGCACGTGGGTTAAAGTAGATCTACTATATCAAGAATTGTTTGGATCTTATTTTCAATAATACGATTTCTTAAACTTAGATCTAAACCCTTATGCACAGGTTTAGGCAAACTATCAAGAGCAAACCAACCCCAGGCAACGTGCTCGTTGCTCAATTTAGGAACAAACTCTTCGTCAACAATACAAAAATAAGTATGAAATTTAAACATACTGTCATTGCTAACAAATCGTTCCAAGGGTAGTGTTTTTTTAATATTAGGATCAACTCCTAATTCTTCATTTATTTCTCTGCACAATCCTTGCCATGCAGATTCGTGCGACAAATTTGTACCTCCAACTAGTCCCCAGCGACCGGCATGTTTTCCTTCTTTCTTTTGTAGTAGTAAAACTCTGTGAGTGTCCCTAGCGCATATTAATGCACCTGAACAGTCAATTTCTGTTAAAGATTTATTCTCCATTCGCCTTTCTTATATTCGCCTTCAAAAGATTTAACCCATTCTACCCCATTCCACTTGTATTGAGTCCTAGTATAAAAATTCATCTGATATACTAGTTGATCTGTGACCTCATCTGCAGAAAATACTACTACCCATTTTGTACCATCCCACTCAATAATGTCATTAGCTTCGGCTAATGCATCACTACCGTCTAAGTTTTTCCATGCATCGGGTCCATCTTCATTAAGATTTAATTCATAAGTAATCGTACTATTTGCAGATATTTGAGTAGCAGGAACTATAACAAATTCCTTGTCAACTGATATTCCTGCTGAGTTAGTAGTAGTTATGCCTCCGGATCCGTTTACCCCAGTCACTGTGATTAGGCAATCATTAATAATGTTTACTCCACCTAGTTTTTTTCCTCTGACTCGAATTTTATCTCCAATTTGATAGTTAGAACCAGGATTACTTCGTATAGCAGAATAAGAAGAGGTAGCTAATACCTGAGTCACATCAAAGGTTGCTCCGGCACCACTACCAAAAATTGTAGTGCTAATAGTATTATGGAACACTGGATTTGATTGAGGATCTGATATTACTTCAATTCCGTTAACATATAATTTATGATTGTTAACTTTTTTATGTAAAATGTTAGTATGTATATAATTTGTTTTTGCGTTAGAAGTAAACGTATCTCTAACAGCTCCGCCAATTCCTTCAACAATTAAATATCTTCTACCTAATGTTATAGGTTGGTCTGTTCTTTCTTTATTTGGTCTCTTAGGATTAAATGTAGTCGGATCAATAATTGCATCATAATAGACCCAATCTGATTCAGGCCTAGAATTTGCTGGACCTGCTATGCGTGTATTAGACGGAAAGGTATCTGGATCCCATTCTGCAAATAATTGTAAATTATCTAACGGATTAATACTAATCTTACCAACAACATCTGTACCGTCAGGTTGCCTTAAAAATATTTTACTTAATCCAGAAGTTATTTTTCCCGGATATTGTTTAATGACCATTTCCCAATTTAACCAGCTTCCGGTACCGCTTTCGTTGCTACGGAATTTAACTGTATTTTCTGCTACTAGAATATCAAAGTTTCCAATTGAAGTTTTATTATCAAATATTTTTCCAACAGGATCAACTTGCCCCACGGCATAGTCAACACCTAACCCATCTATATAGTCTAACACTGGGTCACTTTTATTTTCGTAGATATTAGCAATGATATTTGTTATAATACCTAATTGTTTAATTTTAGCAGGCGGGCTAAGCCATACCGGTGTTTTAAGTGATATTGATGCAATATCTATTGCAGATTGCGTCCCTACAGGTATTGATCTAGAGCTAAACACTACGTCTCCTAATTCAACAACACTTAAACTAGTCCAATCTATATAATTATCAGTAGTTTGTATTTCTAAACTAGGATTGAACAAAGTTAAAATTTGTTCAAGAATTTGCAATTTTTGATCAGTGTTTGCTGTCCAGATATCAACTTTTAATGACAAGTCGTATGGCGTTGGCATTAATCTTTCAACAGTGTATTGATTTCCTTGACTGTTATTATATGTGCCAGTCTCTTCATCTATTGCACGTTCTCTAAAATTTAACTTACTAACAAATGTAGAATCACCTATTCTATCTCTTGCAAGATCAAGATCAGAAATATAAACTGCAATCTTAGGAGCACCAGCTAGCATATTTTCGCTATTTTGATTAATAATACTAGCAACTTGTTTGTCTTGATCACCGTACATAACTGGTATTCTAACCAGTGTGCCGTCACCATACTTGACTACAAAATTACTTAGTAGTCTAATAACTTGAATAAGATATCGTCTTAATTGTCCATCATAAAAATGTTGCATTAGAAATCTGCCTTAGGTCTAAGTGCCTTGCTCAGGCTTTGTTTTTCTGCTTCTCTAACATTATATAATGTCACAGTCCATTGTCCAGCAACGGTTATATGATAGTCTGCAGGCAATGTTATTCTAATTAATTGAGTAGGTTCACCGTCTATAGTTGTTGTATATGAACTAATTAAATTTGGATGTTCTTCTACTGCAAAATCTAATTTGATGACTGATTGATTTATAACAACAAACAACGCTGTGTTGTATGTTGCATAATCAATAGCAGTATTAAGGACCCTAACATCATTGTCAATCATTGATTGTGATATAGTAATATTATCACTAGTTAATTGCTGATTATAAGTCCAATTATTATTGTTAATAAACCCAGTTCTAAATGTTTGTCTGTTATTAGTATTAGTTAATGTGTGACGAACTGCATCTTCAACTTTAACCCATCGCTTGCCGTCATATCTAAATAGTCTATTTGGCAACATATCAATGCGTAAGTAATAATCACTTTTAATAGCATTTGTGGGAAATGAAATGCCATGCCCAAAATCTGCACCATTA